TAGGTTTATGATATGCATATCGAATACGTAATAAACAAAAAGGAGATGGAATAAATGACAGTCCCTAGAGGAGCCCCAAAGGGTAAAAAGGAATTTGAAAGGTTTGAAGATGTTACAATTGATGACTTAACAATAGAAGATACATTAGCATTAGGTACATTGGATACATTAACTGTTAACAATATTGATGCTGTTTCTGGTACAGAAATGGTTATTGGTGGAGCAGACGGTTTTGATGTTGAAGTACAGCTCGGTGATGACGATGGAGGAGAAGACTTCCATATCGCTGATGTATTAAATGTTGAACTATTCAAAGTTTCATCTAATGGTATTGTTACATTAGAAGGTGGAGCAACATTAGATAACAGTACATCTGCATCTGAATTAAAATTAACAGAAGATAATGTTAAAGTTGTAGGTACACGTAAACATATTGGAGAATGGACCACAAGGAATGCAGCTGATGACAGTATGTATAATAGTATTGCAGCATCTAGTGGCCATGAACGTGGTATGAAAGTAGCATATGATATTGTATCCAATGATGGTGGATACTTCGATGCACTATACGCAAACGTACGTTCTGGTGGAATTACTGGTGGAGAACTAAGAGCAGTAGAAGCTAAAGCATCCATTGCACACGATATGTCTAATAGCGCAATTGCAACCGGTGTTTATGCAAAAGTAGCAGTAGCAAATGCAGCACAAATTGATACAGCTATAGGTGTAGATGTTCTCTTAGAAGAAACAGGTTCCGGTGCTATAACATCCGGTATTGGTGTACGTATACAGGGTGGAGCTGGAGCAATTGATTACGCTGTAGATGCTGCTGGACTATACAGGAAAGGAGCACTTAAAGTACCTAAAGGAGAAGCTGGAGCAATATCCGCTGCAAACCTAGCAACCGGATTTGGAATTACAGAAGGAGCAGTCGCTGGAGATGACTGTATTGTAGGATTATACACCGACACCGGTGATGGTAATGCTGTCAGTCTTGTTGTTAAAGCTGGTGGATTATACAAATACATTAAGCTAACAGATGCAAGTTAAACAGCATCTGTTTATTTTTTTTAAATGTGGAGGAGGAGTGAACTTATGGTTCAAATAGTACAAAGTAAATTAAAAACAAAAACAGTAACATTAGTAGATAATATTGCATTAACAGTTCCAGCAACAGGAACAGTTACAGTGAATAGTGATGCATTTGATATAAGTGGATATGAAACCGCTATATTCTTAGTAACACTTGGAACAGAAACCGCAACTGCAACATTTGATGCGAAGTTACAATATGAAGATAGTAATGGTAACTTTTATGACGTTACGTCCGGTGCTATTACTCAAATGACAGCGGCCGGTTCGCAACAATTATTAATCAGTAAATTATATGGTGAGACTGCAAGAGTAGTCTATGTCTATGGAGATGCAGAGAACGACTCATTCGCTGGTGTTACATTAGAACTTGTATTGAAAAGTTAGGAGGGATTTATTATGAATCGTCAGTTAATACGTTTAAAGAGAAGAACAGACGATGCAATCCTCCAGGTAGCTGAATGTGATGACAGTGATAACCTATATGTTAATGTAGCAGATGGTAAGCTTGATGTTGGAACAGTAGATGAAGTAACAAATGTAACAGATGTAGATAGTGTAAATACAGTAGATGAAGTATCTAAGAGTATATCATATCTAACTAATGTTAATGGAGAAGAAGTAGCAGCACGTGGAAGTCTTATTGGATATACATTAACCAAAGAAACACAAAGTAGTGTACAATATCAAGACTCAACTATATATGGACCATGGCCAGACAGTGCACCACAATTTACAGGATACGAACATATATGGACTATACCAACAGGTGATATACAAACTAAATATCTAGTATACTGTGCTAACCCATCAATGGATACAGCATTGAACATGTCTATACGTAATGGACAAACTATGTTTGGTGGAACAGTATATGGTCAGATAGGTGGTACAACTTATACAGTACCAGCTGCAAGTTATACATTGTTTAAGAGTACAGCATGGAGCAGTTGTTTCACCAGTATTGGTGGAGTATTGGTTGACCAGAGTGGTAATATAAATGATATAACACCACCACAGAGTGATGTTCCATTTGAATTCACAGCAGTAAATGATGCAATATACTTTGGTAATGATACACCATTCCAACGTATGAGAGCAACCACTGGAACAGCTGGAAATTATAATGCATCTGGTATATGGGAATATTGGAATGGTTCAGCATGGACAGCAGTACCAGAAGTATATGATGATACAAATGCAACAGTACATGATGGTACCAAATCATTCACACGTACTGGTAGTAGATATATTCAATGGCAGATACCAGCTACATGGACTGCTTATGATATAGCATCTGACCCTACTAGTCAATACTGGGTACGTTGGAGAATCACAAATTTCACAAGCAGAACAAGTGGTCCAGCATTAAACTATGCATACTATAAACCTGTAGGTAAAGCTAATGTACATTGTTGGTTAGTAGAAGGTATATATAATGGTGGAGATGTTAAGATAACATTAGAGAACGCAACAGCAGTTCCAGCAGGTGCTGGATTCCAAGCTGAAGTAGTAGTAAAGAGGTTATAAAAATGACAAACTATGGAAATAGTACAGACCTCGGATATCTCACAACAGCTATTACAGACAGTGTATCATCTAACCTAAAAGCATATGCATTAGAAGTTGCAGACACATGGGTTAATAGTAAAGTAACAGGAGTAAGTACAAGCAGCGTTCCAGACCTGGTCGAGAAAGCAGCGACATACTATGCATATTCCTTTATCTTACGAAACCTATTCGATACAAGTTTAGACGATACACCAATGGCAAAGTGGTTTGAGGACGAGGCAGAAAGATTATTAGAAGCATATATAGGACAGAACTTAAATGAAGAAAGTGATATGCATCCATACAGTAGCAACTTATCACCTACCAATGTATTCACACAGCGTAACAAACGTACATCATATGATGACACAGACTATGATAATGTAGATGACACTGAATGGGAATCGGAGTGATATTATGACAGAACTTAATATCTCACTCGACTCTCGGTTTAAAGCTGTCAAGAATGCATTGACATTACATAGAAGTGAGCTTGATAATAAGCTACGTAGGTTAATGGATGACCTGGTAGATATAGCTGAACGATGGGTACGAAGAGAAGCACCACATAAGACAGGAAGGTTAAAGTCTGCAACAAGACATGAAGGTAGTGGAGATAGGAGAAGAGTCTTTGTAAGTAAGACTGTTGCTCCATACTTTGATTATGTTGTGGATGGTACACGGCCACATGTTATAAAGCCTAAGAATAAACAGGCATTGTTCTGGCCGGGTGCTGGACATCCCTGGAAGAGTGTACAACATCCTGGTACAAAAGCTAACCCATATATAGATAAAGCATTTAGGAATATGTTACCAAATGTAGATAAGAAGATACAAAATCTTCAGGAATGGATGGTGAGTTTATGACAACATTACAAGTAGCAGAAGCTATGGACACACTATTAGTAGACGTTAATGATGGAGGCACACCTACACATAAACATTATTTTGACCATGTATGGGTAGGTGCACCTAAACGTATACCAATGGGTGACAAGACTATAGCAATTATAGAAGTAGCAGATGAACCAGAGTTCTATTATACACTATGTGATACACATGTACCCTTTGATATTGTAATACGTATCAGTATATTATGTAAAGGTCATGTAGAAGATTCTACCAAACAATGTTATAAAGTTGTTGATGCAGTTAAAGCAGCATTGATAGCTGGTGACACTATTGGTGGAACATGTAGCTTTAGTAATATAATAGAAGTTGTATATGGAGATGCAATCGGCGAAGCCAAAGACTTGGTCGCTGGAGCACAAATATTAGTAAGATGTAGAGTTGATTAAATATGGTAAAAGTAAAATACATCGGAGAAGCCCCGGCTGACTGTATGATTGGTAGAGTCCAGCCTGGTGAAATTCGAGAAGTCAAAAAGGAACTTGCAGAAGTTCTGATAAGAGGGTTATTTAAAATTGTTAAAACTGGCAAAGTAGCAGCACCTATTAAAGAAGAAGTAGAGGAATGCGAATCTTGCCCAAAAGAAAAGGAGGAATAAGATATGACATACTACCCGGGTAAAAAGTCTTATGTCGGTCTCAAGAAACAAGCAGTAGCCGGTACAGCAGAAACAGTGCCAGCTATCTTTTTGCCTGTTGAAGATTTTCCAGACATAAAATCAAGTGCACCTAACTATTACAGTAAAGAGTTTAGAGCAGTGCATGCAGAAATAAACAAGGTATACAGAAAGCCAAATATGTCAAGTGGTGGCTCTATAAGCATTGCTGCATACAATAACTTTGTATCCTATGCATTATATGGAGTCTTTGGAGCAGTAGCATCTAGTGGAGATGACGAAGGATATACACATGCATATACAGTAGATGACGATGCACTTCCTATATGGACTATATTCACAGGTACAGCAGATTTACCTATGGAGAAGTTCCATGACATGACTATGAAGAACATATCATTCAGTGCTGGTGCTGGTGAAAATGTAATGGTAGGTGTTGAAGTTGAAGGTGCATCTGGTGATATTATAACCGCAGCAGCTACACCAACATACACAACCCTAAGACCAATAAACTATGCAGATGTAAGTGTATCATTAGGAGGTTCAGCTAACTGTGATATAGATGCATTTGATATACAGATTGACAGAGGAGTACAAGTACAGAGGACCATGTGTACAACTGGTCTTGGTGCATGGGAACCTAACAAAGTATACCCAACAACTATTGACTGCAGTGGAAGCTTTACAATGTACTTCCCAAGCTTTGACGAATATAAGTTCTGGTTAGGTAAGTCAGATGCAACATCCATGAAAACAGATACATTCGACGATACAGATGCAGACAGGGCATTAGTTATAACCATGACTGGAGAAGAAATTAAAGCAGCTGGAGCAGCCACAAGAGATACAATAACAATCACAGTACCAAAGATAGTCTACGACGATGCAAACATTGAAAGAACATATGACGATGTACTTAAAGTAACATTCAACTTTAAAGCAGTACATGACGCAGCAACCGAAACATCAGTAGCTGGAACTGGTACAGTAGCAGCCACAGTAATATCAGAAGTAGCTGACCCAGACGCCTAGTCCTTCTCTTTCTTTTTTTAGGAGGTCTTAATATGGTAATGGAATCATACTTATATACACATGAAGAAGCAGAAACACCAAAGCGCAAGAAGCGTAAACAGGTTAACTTATATGACCCAAACGCTAGCGATTCGGATAAACGATATACAGAACATTATGGATTGTAAATAACTAGAGGTGGTTATTAATGTTAGATTTAGATGTAATAATAGAAAAGAAAAGATTCATTAGATTAAATGGTAGAGATGTAGCACTTAACGAATTAACAACAGAAGAGTATCTTAGAAGCCAAGCATTAGGCGAAGATATTGTAGATGTACCAGAAGGACAAGATATTGTAAAAGCAATGGCAGATAAGATGGTCGAGTATCTAGTATTAATATTAGACGTCGACGAAGAAGAAGCTAGAGGCTTAGAGTACAGACAGTTCAGAGCACTCAAAGAACATATGGCAAGACTTGACTTAATGGACCAAGGATTCAGTGAGAAGGAAATCGCAGCTATGGAAAAACGTATGGCAAAAAAACGGGTGGAGCAAG